TAAAGGCGCATTGCATACTTGACAATGAGGGATTTTATGATCCATTGGTAAATCCAATACAATCAATGACCCCTCACCATCGCACATGTAATCGTAATTAGGCATGATACGGAATTCGGTTTATTGCATGGCAGGAATAGCATCGAAGCAGATCGCCCTCATGAAGTAATCTGTCATCGTTGCATAGATCGCAAGTAACCATTGATGGCTCTACTTTTACTCCGTCATCCTTAAAGGTGGCAGTTAAGCCAGAGCCGTCAATTATTTGTAATTCACCCATTTATTCACCTCCTTTAAAATACCATTTTCCATTAGCAGTAAGTGTTGCCCAATTAGGTGGACATTCTTTTGCTTTACAAACATATCCATAGTAAGGCTTACCTCCTTTAGAAATTCCCTCTTTCAATATATGACCATGCTGACATGCTGGTGGCTCATTAGGTATTGCTGATCCAATCTGATCTACAACATCACCAACAGACCAAGCAACAGGTTCAGGCTCTTTCTTATCAGCTGCAAAACTATCTCTCAAAATTGTTTCGATCTGTGCTGATTTGCTTCCGGGTTTGCCATACATATTTTGGCGGCTTTCTAGCTTCTCCTTAAATGATGGATTGCTTTCGACCTTTTGCATGTCATCTCTCGTGGCAGTTTTGTCAGATCCTTTGAGTAGAATAATTGCTCTACCTAATGCGCTTGTCGCAGTATCCTCAACATAAAACTTTTTCATGTTAGGAATGTAAGTTTCCCTAGATCCAAATGCGACATTAGAAACTGCCGGAGCAGCATCTTTACTATCTCGCCAAATTGTTGCTTGGATCAAGATATAACCCTTTTCAGGATCATGACTTATGACTGATAGATCTGATCTCCCCATTGGATAATTGCTAATAAACCATTTGTTAAGGGTTGCCACATCCTCATAATCATCTAATTTAAATGCCATTGTTAATCCTCCCAGTTTTCATCTTGGACGGCATCAAGCACAGTTTTATAGACAGATCCATAGGCAATGAAGTCTTTGATGCTGTCGTAATGATCTGGGGTTTCACTAAGCCGAGAAACCTTGACCAATGCCATGCATAATGCAGCTTGGTGTGGTGTGATTGGGAAGTCGAGATAAGCAGACCAAAGACCTGCAATTCTTTTGTGGTTGTAGTATGGATGTCCATAAACACTTCCACGCTGTTGGATCGTAGTAATGACCTCATCAAACAGCTGCTCAGTTTTTGTCATAATCAAAGACTTCATCTGACTGCTGTTTAATGTTAATCATTCTGCGGTGCATATCCCAACCCACTGCCCTGCCACGCCAGTACCCCCGATTGTAAATTTCGGTTTGCCATAAATTAACTGCATAGGCTAACAAGCCCGTTGCTATTATGAACCATAAGATGGTAAGTCCGTTGATTTTCATTTCGTTGCCCACTCCCTTATTTGTTTAGGCATCGCAACCGGATTTCGGTCATCGATTACTGTATATCTTGCTCCTGACGGATGGATTGATGGTGCAGTTGCAACATAACCCTTCCATTTAATATCAATTCCATCAACTAACTTGCCCTTAAATACATCAGATTTTGCAGCTGTGTAATAAAGGTGTAAGCCATCACCTGTTTGGACTGTATATGTTGGCTCAAACTCTGGCAGCAATTCGCCACCATTGCGATAATCAATATCAAACACAACTAAGCCTGACTGATAACAGGCAATTCCGATGTTGATGTTGTCATCATAATCAAACCAAAAGTTAATAAGTTTCTGGTCGGTTGTAGCTGATAAGTAAGCCCTTTGAGCCAAGTCAAAGTGCGGATCTTTTTTGCGTGGTAATAATGGCAAAACAGCCCATCCACGCTGTGCATAATCTAAGGCTGTGCCCCGATTACTTGTATCTAGTAACATGTCGCTCCCTACATATCCACAGTATCTCTGTGAATACATAAAGTTTGACCTAAATCAAGTCTTTTATCTATCTGATTTACGGCGTGTTTTATAACGATTATATAACGCTAATATCCTCAAAATCATCGATATGGTCATCAATCGTGCGTTCGTGATAATCGGTTTCACGCCCCATAGACCTTACCCTCAAATATGAAACTGCCATCTGGGTTGATCGGGATAGGAATAACTTGTACTTTACGATCTTTTACATAGGCCACAACAAACCCAGTTTGCCAGTTTGCATAGCCTCTTGTGTAAGCCATGCCTGAACTGCTTAAATCTACTAAATTTCCAACCTCAACGCCCCACACAGTACGCCCTAAATGGCCTCTGGAAGCCTCCGTAAAGGCCGAAACCCCTAATCTATGGGTGTGACCACATACTACGCTCTTTCCAAGCCTCCTAGCCCCATTTAAGGCCGTTTGACCCGGTACTTGGGAAAGTGGAAAAGCATCGCCATGAACAGCAGTCCAGCCATGCGCCCAATCTAATCCGTAGGGATGGAATTTAATGCCTAGTTTGTCATAGCCTAAAAACTTCTCGTACTGCATCTCTGGCAAATTTAAAAAGCTAGGCAATCGTTTCTTGATAGATCGGTAAAGCCTAATTCCATGATTAGATCCAAGTACATCGGTTACACCCAAGTAGGTTAATACTTGTTGAGTAAGTAATCGATCCTCATGGATGTTGCCAACCATCTCATCAATAGTTCCGGCATTAAAACCGCCAAGCTGTGGTAAATCAATTTCATCACCAATGCAAATAGTGCGGTGCGGTTTCCATTTGGCTAAAAAACGGCCTACGGATTTAGTGGCTTTCTCATCAAAAAAAGGAACTTGCAGGTCACTCACAAACGCTATGCGCTTAATCGTCATCCTCATCGTCAGTTGGATCTATAGATGGGATGATCCCACCATCGCCCACAATCCAATCAGGGAATGTTTTGTGTTCAGTCATCAACCAAAAAGCGTGCTCAGGTGTGAATCCTGCTTTTCTAGCTGCTTTGTAGCATTCGTGCAGAGCGGTGTAATGCTGATCGATCTTTGATAATGGTTCAGGAGATTGGCGAACGACTCGACGATTAATCTTTTTGCGTTTGATAGGTTTTCGTGTGTTCGCCATAATTAAAATTATCGCTTACTGATTAAGACAAACAGATCATCGACACGCTGTTCAAGTCTTGTAATTTGATCCTTGATCGAACTTCCAGAATTGGGTTTTAATTCTTGTAAGTAGGATTTAATAACCCAGCGCAGACCCAACAACAAACTTGTAGATATGGCGGATACGCCAACGGCTATACCAACCCATTCGTTGGCTGTCATTTCGCATTGATTCCATAATCAACTTCGCTCCCTGATTTTGGATCTAATGCTTTTGCCAATGGTGCAACCAATGCTCCAGCAAGGATTGCAAACTCTGGTCGGATGTCAGCAACAATTGCCAACACGACAGTAATACCGGAAGCAGCCACAGCTCTTAAATATGACTTAATTGCTGCCTTGTGTTTGTTTGATAGTTTCATGCCTTGCCTCCTAGTAGTGGTATGTGAAAAAACTCAGAATTCTTATCTTGATCTTTCTTGAAACTTACATGGATGTGATGGTTATGAGGATTGCCCTTATATTTACGCCAACGCCATCCAAGAATCGGTGAAGCAATTTTTGACTGATGAATTACATAACTGATGCGACCATTGGTTTTCCCAAATGATCGAATTTGATCTGCCAAATATGCTGAAAGCCCTTTGTCGTCAGAAAGCCGAGCGTCAATATCAATTGCTCGCACGCATCCGTTTGTGTCTGGGTTGTGATCGCTCTTTCGTGCGCTATGTCTAGCATCACCAATCCACCCATCAGATTTGCGCAAACGCTCTGGGAAGGAATCATCAATCTGCTCACGCAACTGCACAGCTGCTTTTGACAACCAAGGTTTCATTACAAACCTAGAGCTTGTAAATCCTCAACAGTCAAACCAAGGGCTTCAAGTTTAGCCTGTGCTGTTGCCTTGGCTGAAGTTTGTGCTGCATCTTGCTGTGCTTGCCAAGCATCAAATTTAGCGAAGCCATCGGTAAATTGTTTTTTGGTAATTGCTGGAGATCCATCATGCCAAACAATATCCTCGTAAGTATCGCCATTCATTGTCCATTCAACTCCGGGACATAACATTATTAAAACTTGATTTGGTTTAGCCATTCTTATGCTCCTATTTCCATTGCGGTAATGCTCATGATGTCTGTTGCCGATGCATTCGCTCCTATTGATAGCGTTCCCGATGCGGTGGATTTCTTGAATTGCACTTTATAGGTTGTTGCTGATGTTGTGTTAGGGTCATCAAGATAATTAAAATTTATTTGATAAAACAACGTTTTATTAGTTCCAGTTGGAAAATTGTTAAGACCATTACCGCCTGATTTTAGCACCGTGCTACTTCTAAGAAGTTGAAAACTTCCTATTAATTCGGTTACGTTACCAGAATCGTATGCGTCGCAATTTTGCAAATTTGCAATGATGAAAACTTTAGATGTGGCTGAACTTGGTGTAATAGAAACGCTCAATCCTACATCAACAAATGTTGCGCTGCTGGTGGAAGCGTTTGAAGTTTTTGTGCCTTGCACTACCTGCAACACTTTTCCACCGCCAGCAGGTGCAGACCAGGCAGGAACACCACCAACGACAGTTAATACATTGCCAGTTGATCCAATTCCAAGCCTTGTGTTTGTGTTGGCTGTTGATGAACGATATTCAATATCTCCAAGAGTTGTAGAAGGGTTTAAGTTCTTGGTTGTCGTATCAACAGAAGTGCCAAGTGATCTGATCGCAGATGCGCCATCCTTGACTAAAGCTGTATCGTCTGGAGTAGTCCAGCCGTAATTGGTAGTAGTTGCCATTTTTCTCCTATTATCAGGCTACGATTGTAGCGTATTCCCATGTCAAAGTTGGATCAATTGTGTTCCATGCCTCGGTAATTGGCACAGTATTCCAGCGCATCGCCACTTGGCTAAACGCCACCGGTGAAAGATTGATGGTTAGGAATAATTCATTAAACCTTGTGCTCCATCGCCATCCCTCAACATAACCCTCAAACACACCATTTGAGATCTGGATTGGCAGGTTTTGAATGTTTAAGGGCTGACCCATAAACACACCCAAAAGGTTATCTCGATCGCTGTTATCAATTTGAGGATTGGTTATTGGAAAGGTTATAGATTGAAAGGCTGCCAAAGGAAAGGCACGCTGAGCAATGTATCTATCGGCAACCTCTTGAGCATCTACACCTGAATGAATAGTTGAATTGATATTTTCTGCTTTGTATCCATATAAGCCAATAGATTCTGCGCTTGTGGCAGTTGCTTGTGAATTAAAATTGTTTCCATAATTGATATAAATGTCATTACGAATATCTGCGGATCTTGTAATAGTTGATAATCCTTGACCTAAAGCATGCTTCGCATCTAAATCAACATAACCATTGGCTGCTAGATAAGTCTGCCTGTGGTCTGCATCTGCATAACCAATATCTCCATTAGGTGCTTCATAAAGATAACCAAATGCGCTATCAGCAATAAAACTCGCAATGTTATAGACAGTATCAGGATCAGCAGATCTAGACGACATTGTATAAAGCCCCGGTTGATCGATTTCGCCTAAACCTTGATTACCTGCCGTTGCCCATGTTTCGGTTGCGTTATAGGTTGCCCATGTTGTAGCTGCTGGGACATCATTCCATGATGCCAACAAAACGCTAGATAGCAATTCATAAATCTGGTCGCCATCCTCATCTTGTGAAAGATTGTCGTTGTAGATTTCTTTCGCAAGTTTAACTAATGAACCCATTGCAAGGATTGTGTAATTGACAACAGTTGCCAATGATCCAGTTGCACCAACCTCAACAGTTACATCAGTAACATCTCCGCCAAATAAATTTACATAAGTTCCGGAACTATCTTTAACTTGCAAACTTAAAGAATCATTAATTTGAAAAGGTAAGGTTTGACCAGATAAGTCAACTAGAGCAACCTGCAAATAAGATGGATTAGGTTGAGTATAAATATCATCTCGACCGGCTTGGTGCGCAATATCGCTAATTGCTATATCGGTGTAATCAACACCAGCAACAGTCAATTTCCAGTCAGGTGTCCAGACTGTCATTATCGAGCCCTAGTAATCCCGCTGTTGTAAAGCTGTGGAACTGATCGGGATGCGCTTTCGTTTAACACTTTAGCAACCGCTCTTGCAGCACCTTCGGAATCTACTGATTGAACTGTAATGTTATTTACTGTTGTGCGATTTTCTCGAGTGTTTGCTGGAACTGCTGGTAATGCTGGTGCGCCAAGCATTCCTGCCTGACTTGCACTTGGAGAAACATTTGGAATGTATCCAATATCTGCTCCGGGTTTAGCAATGTTAATAAATCGAATTGCTTGGTTGGCTAGTTCAGTTAACCCACCAACTACCTCTCTAACGAAATTAATAAATCCTGCAAGAATGCCAGCAAGTCCATTAATTGCTTTACCGAATGTTTCAGCACCTTTTTGACTTTGTGCTAGTCCTGCACTTAATCCTTGATCTCCAGTCAATCCTGCAATAAACGCATTTAGTGTTGGGATGCCTGTTGTGTTTAAGAAACCAATAAAACTTTCAACCGCTGGAAGTAATGCAAAACCTAATGATTCCTTGGCTTCATCAAATCCTACTTTTAAGCGATCAATCTTGCCTTGAAATGTTTCAGCATTAGCAGCTGCTGCTCCACCATAAAGATTAGACAATTTTTCTTGAACTTCAGTAAAAGATAAAGTGGATAATTCTGCTTTAGATAAACCAAGTCCCAATCTGCCTAGAGCTGTGGTATTGCCATCCTGAGCCCTGCCTAAAGCATTAGCAACAGTTTCAAGTGCTAAACCTCGACCCTTGGCAATGTCTAAAGATAAGTTTAATAATTTTTGCGCTTCATCAGTATCTTTTGTAGAAACTGCCAAGCGTTGCAAGGCTGGGCGCAGTTGGTCATCAGCCACGCCAGTCGCTAAAGATGTTTTAAGGATCATTGCTTCAGTTGCCGCTATTTGGGCATCAGTAGCCCCTGTGGCGGTGCGTAGTGCAGCAGCCAACCTCAACTGCGCAGCCTCATCCTCGATGGCAGCCTTGACCCCATCAACGGCTAATTTAGTGCCATAGGCAACGGCAGCAGCAGCAGCGACTGCAAATGCAGCAGCAGCCTTTTTTCCAAATGCGGTGACCTTACTGCCAAAAGTTTCAATTTCAGTATCTGCTTTTTTTAATCCTTTTTGCAGATTGTCAATGTCGGCAACAATTGAAAGGGTTAAAGCTCTATTACTATTGGCTGCCATCAGACCATTCCTTTACAATATCGCTAATAATTTCCTCAAACTCTTTAATAATTTCAGGTTGAGATGCTCTAATTGCTGGATAAATAAACCAGCCTCTTGAACCCGGACCCTTTGGCATTGGACCAGACCATCTTGGAAACTGTGGGTAATTGCTAGATCCAAACTCTGCACCTGCGCCAATACCTTTACGATTACCTTTTGCATCGTTTCGATTATTGAATTGAGTTGTTGCACCACCTGAAAATCTTTGAGAAGCAAAACCAAATTTTAATTCACCTTGTAATGATGACTTTTTGATTTGTCCACCATCAGCAACTCTTTGTGCTACTTTGCCTCTTGATCTAGCAATCGCTCTAATAGCAGATAATTGCTTGCCAACCAATTCTTGGATTTTTCTTTTAGCTTCGTTTTTTGCAATATCATCCATGCTCCGAAAAACTCTTGAAAGTTGATTAAGTTCTTTCTTAGAAAAGAAAATTGAAGGTTCGGTGCTAACTGCCATTTCTCGCCTCCAATATCTCGATCGCTGTTAATATGTCATCCGCATCAACCCATTCACTCATTGGTATCTTTGTGGCAATTGCCAACTCAACCAATAATCTGTTTAGGCTTCCTGCTTTATGGCTTTTGGGTT